GTGGCTGTTAAATTGTCAACATTCGTGTCTCGGAGTATTTTGATTTTAGCTCCATTAGCTGGAGCACTATTAAATTGTATTGTGGTAGCATTAGCAAATGTCCATGCTGTTGTTGTTACCGCATCAACCTGAACTAATATATCAGTTGACTTTAAATATGGAAATGTGAATGAGTAATTGGTGGTGGAGCCATTACCTGTATACGATTGTTCTGTAACAGCCATAGTTTATTTATTTGGGCATAGTTAATAGATTTTGTGTTTCTAAATCTTCTTTTTGTATTTGAGCAGCACCTGGTACATTACCTCTCTTCATCTCACTATTAATGATTGCTTGTTTTTGTATTGTTTCAGCTATATCAGGACGTTCATTAAGAAGCATCTCTTCTGCTATCTTCTGATAAGTCCTTAGAACATGATTAATATCTTGATAAACTGGTAACAATTTCTTTTTCAAAACTAATCTTTCATTTTTTAGATCTGCATTGGTTGATCTGTGCACACGTAACCATTTAAGTTCTTGTTGATATTTCTTAGATTTCATGATCTTTTCAATTTCTTTATAAGGCTTCATTGCACCTATCTTTCTATAAATATACTCTCTTTCTGCAGGAGTATACTCATAAGCTCCAGTGGAATCCTTACGTAATCTACTTAAACCATCAAATTCTATTTCCATTAACCACTGTCTCCAAGGTTCAGCTGTACCACTAATCTTCATTGGATTAATAGCATTCAGTATCCTCAAGACTGGATTATCAATATCATTAAGAGGCTCACCTGTCCATATATCAATTTGATTAGGTAGAGTGTTTTTAAATCCTGGTAATCTATTTTTTATATAATCTCCAATTTCACCACTAAGATCCTTTTGAGCACTATCTATAGCATTAGCTAGAACACCAGCACCACCAGTTAGTGGCAGCATAGATCTTACAGTATTAGAAACAAGTCTATTCCATCCACTTAAATCACCATTAGTAGCAGCTATAAGTGGTTCAAATCCTTGAAGTGGGGTTTCGTTTAGGAAGCTAGAAGCTAAAGTCCAAGCAAGTTTACCTTGCCAATTAGCAAGCATAGGTTCGTTAAGATCACTAGCATAATATGCCATATCACCTAACATACTTAGTACTTGTTCAATACCAAGTATACCTTTATAACTAACCCATTTACCACCTATATTAATAGTCTTAGGTTCATATCCGAAGTTATCTCTTTCTTTAGATCTACGAGATTGGTTATAATGTCCATTACCTCTTATGTTACCAGCCATAGCATACTGCCATAGGCTACCTACTAGAAGTGTACTGAAAGCTATTCTACCAGTATATTCAGCTCTAAGATTTTCGAATATAACCCTAGCATTAGCTGTAGTAGCCATATCAATACCGTGTTCAGCTAAAGCTTGAGCAACATCTTCATCAGTCTTAGCCCATATAGTTTTACTATACTTATTGAAACCAGGTATAAGTGATAAAGGTGTCCAAGAAGCTGAGTTCTTGATATAGTTACTAGATGTCCGAGGGAACATCATGAGGAATTTACTTATTGGATAAGCAGTAGTACCTTTATTTAACCAATTAGCAAGTCCATCATCTAAATTAAGTTGTACTTCACCAGCTATAGATCGTAGTACATCATCTTTAATTAAACCATTAGAATCAAAGAAAGTCTTATAATGTTTTGCTTCTGCTACAAGTATATTAGAGCGTTTAAAGTAACCAAGTTCACTAAATACATCATCATAAGCTCTAACTCTAGCTAAATGATGTGCTAGCATAGTAGATGTGTAGACATCAGGGAATACTAGTCCAGTCATTCCGTATCTCATAGCGGGATGCCTTCCTAGATTCTTCATAGTGTCTGCTATATCATATTGTATCAGTTTACCCCAATTACCTTCTACTTCCCAACCATCTCTCATCTCTTTCATGATATCCCATTTCTTATCTGCTTGGAAAGTGAAGTCCTTACGATAAGCTTTGATCATCATGTCAGGATCTTTATGAGCCTTTTTCATCATCTCAAAAGCATCACTCAAGGCTCTACGGTTTGTCTCAAATAAAGCACTATTATAATAGAATGTTCTCTTAAGACCTTCAAATCCATCACTGGCTCCCCATAGGCCATGACCTAAGAATGCTGTGATAGGTTTTGTCATTAACTGTACTGAGTTACCAAGACCAGCTCTAAATGCTGAAAGACCACTAAGAACGTTGTTCATTACAACACTCCAAGTACCTTTAGCAAATAGGTTCATTTCTTTAGGGTCTGGACTTTTAATCATACCCATAGGTGTGATCTGTTGAGCAGCCCATTTATTAAGTTTAGCTAAACTATCTACATCACCATTAGTATGTGCAAATGCATCAACTAGTGGTCTTAGGAAATGAGGTTTAGTCTGTTGTAATTCTTTTAGAGTTTCAGTGAATTTTAAGTTTCTAGCATGTATAGCATTCTCAGCATTAGTGAATTCTTTTGTTAACTGCTCGATAACAGTATCTAATTCTTTAGGAGGTACTTGATCAAACCAGTTCTTGTTCCTTAAACTCCAACCAGATAGATATTTATTAAGTGCATACTCATCTAATAAGAATTGCATCTTATCAATGATGAGCTCCATCACTCTATTATCATCTATATAAGGACCACCTTTCTGTATAGTCTCAGCTAGTGTAGCAGATTCCCGGCCAAGAGTGTCCATAACCCTCGCAGAGGCTTCTGAAACTTCTCTTCCAAGGAATCTATCAGTCAGATCTCTTAGAGCGAATGCAGCAGCTCTAGCTTGCTCTTCGTTAAATACTTCTACTTTGAATCGACCCATTAAGAAGTTCTTAACATCTTTATTCTCATAGAATAGTGCTTTAACATCATCTATATTCTCAGCAGCTATGATACTTGTGTATATATCCCATGCTGCAGCGTTCATCTGTTTATGACTATACCTGATACCATCTACAACAGCGTTGAATCTACCTATATCTCTAGTTTCTTCAGCTACACCCATAACAGCATCACGAGATTTAGAACCAATCATTAGTCCTTTCTCTCTCATAGCTTCTGTTATAATTGGAGCTGGTTCACCACTAGAACCACCCATCTTAATAGCAGTTGTATCTGCTATATTCCTAGCTACATTAGCAGGAGGAACACTTGATCTAGCAGAAGTAGCTGGATCTACAATAGCACGTTGTATATCACCATCTAAATTTAACTCTAATTGATCTACATCAGGCTGAGTAAGTTTACGTCTAGCAGCTGCATTAGCTTCAGCTTTGAATCCTAACTCTTTCCTTTTTAAAGCTCCTTCTGCGCCTACAGGTATACCTAATCTGTCTTCTATATTCAGTATCTCATTAATGATCTGATTCTCAGTTTGTCTATTAAGTTTACCTGATGATAGTATTGTATTCAATCGTTGTAATTCTACAATATCTTCAGCTTCTGAATCTTTAATTAATTCTAGTTGTTTATATTTCTGTGCTGATTTATCAACAGGTTCCATGAAAGAAAGAGAATTCTTAATACCAGACCTAGAATCTATATAAGCACCTAAAGTAGTACCTACAAAACTAAGTGCAGTATTTTCCCAGAAATGTATCGCTTTATTAGCAGCAGGACTTCTAGATTCTGAAGTTTTCCATGCTTCTGGTAAAGGAATTCTACCTTTAGATCCAAACATTCCTGGAAATAAATCAGCAACTACTTTAGCAGTATTATCATCATCACTAGTATCACTAAGTACAGCAATAGTACCATCAACTAATCCATAAGCACCTAATCTAGTAAGATTTTTAGCTAAGAATGGATAGTTTTGTACACCAATTCTGCCTAATCCTGCATGTGTAAGCTGACCTCCTTTTATAGCAGGTAGTACTACAGAAAGAACTCTTCTAGTAGCTTGAAAGACTTCATTATCTAATCTAGTAGCTTCATCCCATCTATCATCTACTTTATTCATACCAGGCACGAGTGTACCTGCAGCATCCATGAAGAAATCAGCCCAAGCTAACCCTGGTACTGATAAACCTTCGAAGTTATTCTTTAGGGTTTCTATTGGGTTATTAGCTCCAGGATAGAATCCACCTTGCTTTTCAAAGGATTCTTGTTTTGCAGCTTCAAACTCTTGTAGACCCATACCATGATATTTACGGTACCATGCATCTTTTAGTTTATCACGTTCACCTTTAAATTCTTTAGATATATAGGGTATACCTAGGAAACCACGTTTTTGACCAAAGTTCCACCATTCATCATACTCTGTTTTCATAGTAGTTTCGTTCTCAGGTACTGATAAATCTACAGTACTGTTACCTATTTTACTACGAAATGGGGCAGGATAAGTTTGTACAACTTCTGGTTGGATGACTTCTTCATCTTGGATGTTTTCTGATCCTACAATCTGCTGATCACCTTGTTCAATTACTAATTCATCAGCATCTGTCTCTGGAGTATCACCAATATAAGTCATCGTTTAAGCCTCTCTTTTTTATTTTTTAAGTAAACATTGTAAAGTCTACGTTGAGTGTTTTTCTCTTCTTCAGAGCCATACCAACCTACTGTATCATCCCACCATAAAAGACCCATTGACATCGCCATGGCTTGGTCTAAATGACCTATGCCTCCATTAGTTAAGAAGGCTCCTGGATCACTAAAAACGTATTTACCAGTCTCATCTGTATCCCATTGGATATCATGCTGTTTTGCCCATGCTAAATCTGCATCTAATCCTTCTTCAATAGAAAATCTTACTTCTGAATCCATTGGATAGACACCTTGGGCTTTACTAGCTTCATAAGCACTAGATGCAAGAGAATTGAATGAGTTCAAACCTTTAGGTTTAAAAACTTGTAATTTATTATCCTTACCCCTTTTTAATATACCTGCATCTGTGCCATCTGCAGATATCCGTACATTATACTTTTTATTTTTTAACCATTTATTAGCAACCTCAGAATAACTTAGGTCATGTACATCAGCATAGTATTTTAATCTTTCAGGCAGTATCTCTGCTATATCTTGATGGACTGAGGGATCTTTAACTTCTTTTTTCAATGCTGATATAAAAATTGTTTCTTTATCAGGAGATACAAGTCTGACATGATCTAATACTTCATCTTTATCACCGTATTTTATGGTATCATCGTGAAGTTCAATAAGCTGTATACCTTCTAGATTTTTATCTCTGTCTGTAACATCTAGATCTGCTAAATCTTGAGCTGTAGTATATTCTTCTAATGAAGTAGCTAGGTTTGCATCGTGATCATTAAACTTTACAAAGACAACGCCTGGACTCCATAGACCTGGTACACCTCCTCTTTGGGTTGTATAGTTGAAGGGGTTATCTGATCTAAACTTTCCAGCATCTCTATCATGTTTATTAACCCAACCCCCTTGACCATCAGGTTTTACTTCTACTGCATTCTGAACCCATTCTTTATGTACAGTAGCTTTAGCATCTCTTAATCTTACATCAACTGGTCCTTTACCTTCAGTAGCATGGAATTCATTTAATACCAACTGTTTATGATAAGTAGAAGCTGTTTCCCCAGAACTATGTAGATTTGCATTCCCGAATCTATTTACACCTTTCGATATTTCTTGTATCTTACTTCTACTCTCCATGCCTAAAGCAACTGAACCTTTATACTGTGTATTATTTCTTTCAATTACAGGTTGTGCTTCATTTAAATCTCTAAGTAACTGAACTTCTGATTCGAACTTTTTACGTCCACTTGGCTCCATGAAACTTAAGACTTGCATAAGTTTTTTCTCATCAGAGTCTGCTACTGCTTGATGGGCTGCTAGGAAATAACTAACTCTATTATAACCTTTTGGGTCGAATTTTAACTCTCCGTAAATATCATTTTTGTTACCGTCATCTATATCAGATTTATTAGTACGTTCTATAATTTCTAATCTTTTATCAGGTGGCATACTGCCATTATTTTCTTCTTTTATCTTATCTATTTCTGCTATAGTTGATAAATAAGTTGCATTACCTTTTGTATTTCTTTTCTTTTTTTCTTCTCTTTTCTTAGCATCTAAGCCTAAGCTCCATTTCTCTATAGATTCGTCAGTTCTAGTTTTATGTTTTACAGCCCAATACTCATTACCAACGTTACCTTTTTTATCTCCTATAACTTTTAATTTACTAAGAAATTCTCTAAGTTCTGCTTCAGTTTGAAATCTATGACCATGTTTTTCTAAAAAATGATCTAAGAATTTAGAATAACCTTCACCGTAACCAGGCAGAGTTACTGTAAAACCATCTCCTTCTTTATAAGTACCTCTAGTAGCTGCTTTAACTCCAGTATTGAATTGTAAGTTTAAATCAGAATACTCTACACCATCAATTGTGATACTTGCATCAGTCCTTAAAGCTTGTACAACATCAGCTATTCTATTATTCGTAGTTAGTGTATCATTAGCATCATTTGAATTTGCTATACGAGATTTCTCTGCTCGTCCCCAAGCTATATATTGACCTAATATCTTTCTTCCATATTTAGAAGTTGGGTTGATACCTCTCCGTCTTAATTCCTCATAACCAGCAAATCTATACCATTCATCAGCAGTATTTTCAGTTAGGACAGTATTATATTTTTCTTTTAAAAGTGTCTTTACTTCATCCTTTTTAGTATTTCTAAGCTCATTGAAATCGTCCCAATGTCTAGCACCTAAGTAGATATTACTAGATCCGTTTACACTTTTCTCTAGTGTTCTCCATTCTCTGTTATCTACTATACCATCACCATCTTTTAATGCATCAGAAACTATACTGAAATTAGCTTTAGAAGTTTCATCTACTTTATACTCACTTTGATCAGTATTGTTATACTCATCCCATGCATTATTAGCTTGTAAAGTTTGGATACCTTTACCGAAAGCAGTGAAAAGATTCTCTGCCATCTTTGCTCTTTTAGGAGCCAACTCTCTTAAGAAATCAGCTTCCTCTCCAAGATATTTAGCCTCTTGTTTGAGTCTATCTATATCTGTTTGCCAGTACTTTTCCCATGCTCCCCTATGGTGTTTTCTGGCTAATTCTTCTAACTGATGCTTCTCACTAAGAACACCTTGTTCAAATTTATTGTTTCTAGCAACAGAGTCAATAGTAAGATTATCTATTTCTCTTTGCTGTTCTTTTTGTAGTTTAAGAGCATTAATTTGGCGATCGGTTTGTTCAGTTAGTCGCCGTTCACCTGCTTGTAATGCAGCTCCTATACTTTTAAACCCAATAGACTTACTACGGGGTTTAAATCTGTTTTTTGCCATTAGATTTACCTGCTATTGTTAGCTACTACTGTTGAGTTTATACCTGATGCAATAGAGTTACCTATGCCTGTGATAGCATTAGCCCAAGCCATTTGTGAACCTAATCCTGTAGGCATTGCACCTTCAATAGGCATTGGTCCGAAATCAAAGTCAGAGAATGCTCTTGGTAATTGATACTCAGTTATTGGTATTGGTTGTGGTTTAATTGGCATTGGTAATACACCTGGGTCTAACATCTTTTGAGCATAAGCTGTTAAATCAGCTGATGTTTTATCCCTTATTATTTCATCTAGCATAGCTCTAGTACCACGATCTAAGCTATCTTCAGTAGCGTTCAACATTGTCATCTGCCTACCGTAGTCGGCTAATGTTGATTGCACACCTTTAGCAGCTGTTCTACCAGAAGCTCCTCTAGCTCTTAATTTACCTTCATTCTGAAGCATCTCAATATAAGCTTCGTTTTTATCGAAAGCTTGCTCATCATAAGATTCTTCAAGTTGTACAATCTGACTATCCATTGCAGCCTTAGCTGATAGCATATTCAGATCTGTTGTATCATAATATATATCACTTGATCTCTTGTAAGCAGCTTCATTAGCTGCCTGTTGAGAGTCCCTGATTCTTAAATTATAATTGTACTGATCTTGAGCAGCAGCATCTTTATAGGCTCGTAACTTACCTTCGTTACGTTCTGCCAGCATTATACCATCAATGCGCTCCATGCGTTGAGCTTGAAGCTGCTTTCTCTTCATATCCCAGGCATCTAGATCATACTGATGCTGGGCTTTCATCGCCTTTATCTGAGCTTCTTCTGCAGCATCGGCAGCATTGGATGCTTTATTAGCACCCCATAATGACATACCAACGTTTACTGCGGTTGACCCAGCAATCCACCAACCTGGCATTAATATTTCCTCCTATAGAACTTCGGTGAATAATGACCTTCCCACATCATAGAGTTTAAAGATACAGGGAATGGTGAATCATTAAAAACTCTTAGTTGGAAATTATCTGTACGTTGATGGATCGGTATTTGTACAACTGATTGCTCTGTTATAGCGATATCATTACCTAAATAATTATCAGCTATAACTGTTGGATTTAAGTTATACCATTCATCAAGGTATATAAGTATTTTTACACCATTACCTGGTGCTGAATTAAAGGTTATCTGGTTTAGTGCTGATACAGTAAATGCTGTAGTGACAACACCATCTAGTTTAACTTTAACTTGTTCATCATCTACATAGTTAAAGTCCTCATTAAGCCAATTGAATACAGTGGTAGATCCATCACCAGTATACTCTTTTGTACCTTGTAGACGACCTTTAGCTTTCAATTTAAAGCCCATGACACCTGAAAGACCACAAGAGAATTTCATTCTGTTGATAGTTAGATTAGATGCGAAGTCTGTTAGCTTCTGTCTTTCATCAGGTCTGTAGTATGTCTTAGGTAGAACTATATTATATTGGTATTTCCATCCTACAATTACATCATCTTCCACACTAGTTAGATCCTTTCTAAGTACTTTGAAGTATGGATCTCCATCATCAGTAACTA